ACTAGCAGCGGGACGAGCTTGGAAAGATCAACGCCTTGATATTCGGGCTGGCCGTCCTTCTCCGCGTCCTTTTGTCCAGTTACGGCAGAAGGCACCACCTCTTGCAATTCATGGGCGATGAAACCCTCTGATTCGATGGATGGAGCCTGTTTCCATGAAAATTTGACCGGATTGAGTTGTTGTAAGCGATCCAGCGCGCCGTCAATCGGCCTCACGTTTTCCTTCAGCCGATAATCCGAGGTGATATTGTAGCTGGTGTTGACTGTGTCCGTTGTGATGCTGCCGGTATTGACCGATCCGTTGTAGTTGAAAAGCGCATAGGTGACAGCGCCTCCGGTTGTGCCAAGGCGCATCACGGCACTCCCCGAGTTTCCCAAGAAAGACAGTTTGTATCCGCCGAAATCCGACGATGTCCCCACGCAAAGGTTGCCACTACTGTTTATGAACGCGGCGCCGGTGCCATTTGTTGAAAACCCAAGCGTGTTGGTCGCAGCCAGATACATGCCATTGCCGGTTGCGGAACCAGCGGTTGGTATAAGTTTTGCCGCAGTCACGTTTCCGGTTGTAATGGCATTTTGACTCCCGAAGTCAGGAGCAATCTTTGTCCCTGCGATGGCGGCAGAGGCATTGATGTCTGCATTAACAATAGTGCCGTCCACCAAGTTATCCGAGGAAACCGTGATCGCAGCAGGAAGCGCACCTGTGGCGAGCTTGCTGAGAGCAATCGCCGCGTCGCTCTTGATATCCGCGTTGACGATGTCGCTGACGGTGCGGGCAGAATTCAACTTAGTCGGGGTCACGGTATCCCCAGAGGTGAAGGTGTAATTATATGAGGCCATAGGGTAGTTGAGAGATGAGGGGTGAGCGTTGAGGGATTAGGCGGCAGAGCGGGTTTCCGTGGGCGGTAGCGACTTGGGCGAGGCTTCGATGCTGGCGCTGCGGATTTCCGGTCGGCCGTTGGCAGTTTCGTAAATGACTTCGGCGCTGTGCGCTTTGTAGCGCACGGGCACTTTCATATTGTAGTCCTCCGGTCCAGCGGCGGCGTTGGTCAGCGTGCCGACGATGGTTTCGGTATCGGGATTGATCGTGCTGATCTTGGTTGTGACGCTGGCGCTTGCCGGAATGACGACATCGGCGATGGTGCGGAGGAAGCGCTTGCTGTGCATGTCGCCGAAATCGTAGCGGCGGGTCTTGATGCTGCCGGTGACAGGGCTGGCGCCCGCGTTGACCGCGTTGTCGTCCAGCGCGGTGTTCTCTTGTTCCAGCAAATACAGGTTGCCGGAGCGCGGGACCGAGAACACGCGGCGTTGGTTGTCGTATGTCCCAACAAGGATCTGGTTGACGCTGGCGCTGCTCGGATAGATGTCGCGGTATTCCCATGTGTCCGTTAAGGCGTTCCATGCGACGACGAGCTGGTTGCCATCGAGCGGGTCGGCGCTGGTGGGCAGCGCGACCAAGTAGCGGTTGTTGTGCCAGATGCCGAAGGCGCTTTTCTCCACGCGGCTTTGGACAACGGTGCTGAACAGGTCGGCGATGGGTTCGGAGAGCGGCTTGGTGTCGCCGCGAACCTTGAGGTCGAGGGCGCGGTCTAGGCGGTAGATGCCTGCGTCTGAGAGGAAGAAGACAAAGTTACCGGCGGTGACGATGGTGTTGCGGGCGCTGCATCCGATCTCGTTGGTCAGGAGCGTGAGTTGAGACACCGGAGTATCGACCGAGAAGTCGCTGCCATCGGTTGAGGCGAATTGATTGAGCGTGGCGAGCCAGATGCTTTTGCGGCAGAAGACGAGCGCTTGGCCTTCGACCCATGGGTGGACGGCGACAATGCGGTCATCGCCGCCTGCGCCTGCGCGGAAGCTGTTCCAGAACGGATCGTAGAGGTCGGGATCGAGAACGTCGCTGATACCGACCGTGTCGCGGTTCTTGGCGATCCAGAGGCGGTTGTTGTGGTAGCTGACCCAGCCGACACTCGGCATGGTCGTGTAGGTCACACCTGCGGCGGGAACGCCTGCGGTGGCGCGGACGAAGTTGCCAGCGCCGCCGTCCCAATAGATCGGCGGCTTTGTTCTCCGCACCTTGATCCCTGCGGCGGCATGGGTTGCGGTGAGTGCTGGCACGGTGATGGTGAAGCTGTCGGTCGAGCTGCTGACGATGTCGTATTCGTGTCCGTCGAAGGCGGGCGTGGTGCTGCCTTCGATGCGGACGCGGGCGCCAGCCGGATAGCCATGGGCCGTGACATTGACTGTGGCCGTGGTCGAGGAAACGGTGATGCCTGACGCGGTCGTGAGCTTTTGCTCCCAGCCGGTGACAGCGCGATCAGCTTCGCGCAAGACATACAAGCGATTGAACGCCTGCACTACTGAGACGGTGTCTGTGCCTTCGATCTTCTCGGCGGGGCTGGTCGGATAGGTCTTCACGACCGGCGATTGTCCCTGCCGGTAAAGCGTGGCGCTGTCACTTCCGGCGAGCACGATGAATTCGTTGGCGTTGTCGTAGTTCTGGCTGGCGAATACACCGGCCGCATAGAGTCCGCCGTCGTAGCTGTCGCGCACTTCGGGGCCGTTGTTAGCGATGATGGTGCCGGTGGCCGGTGTCGCGGGAGATCCGCTCACGGTGTAGGTGAAAGTATTAGCGTCCGTAACGGTGACGATGAAGTCGCCGTTGTAGTCCGTCTCGGCGGCGCCACGGATGTTGACTTGGTCGCCTGTTGTAAATCCGTGGGCGGTTGCGGTGACGGTGGCCGTGGTCGAGGCGCGGGTGATTGAGGTGACAGTCCTGTCGGTGCCGAGGGTGAAGTCGAGAGTGAGCGGGGCGCCGGTCGTGCCGATGGTGTCGGTGAGGCGCTTTGATCCTTTTCGGGTTTGTGCAACGCCCCTGTCCAAACGCATGTTGACCGAGTCCTGCAACATGCCCGCCGGAAGGGTCAGCGGGTTCAAGCGGCTGGCGAAGCCGATGAAGCCGTTGTCGCCGTCGCGTTGGACTGGAGATTCTAATGCCATTAGTTAAGTGCCGCCTTCAGCCTGCTTTTGAACCGCGCTGCGTCGGCGGGGCTGATGTCGTTCTTGCGGTTGGGGGCGATCTGTTGGTGGGTGACGATGCGGGACATCGGGATGTGCCACTTCTTCATGCGCGGCACGATGTATTGGATGGCGCTGTCCATCGCCGCGTCACCGAGCGGGTCTTCGTAGGTGTCGCCGTCCCACGCCACGCCGAGGCTGTAGCTGTTGCAGTCGGGCACGCCTTGCCATGAGCTGATGCCTGCATGCCAGCAGCGCGCCGTATCGTCGGCGAGGACGGTGCGGTTGCCGTTTCTGGCGATGATGACGTGGTAGGACACTTTGCTGGCGGGGTTCATGCACCAAGAGACGGAGCCGTTATAGCTCCCGCTCGTATGGTGCAGGACGATCATTGATGGCGTGATGGGTCTGCCGCTTTTGTTCGGGGTGTTCAGCCTGCGCTCGTCGTAGGCTTTGCTCGCGGCGGGTGTGGAGACGGTTGTGGATTCTAATGGCAAGCTCGGCGAGGCTGGCGCTGGGCCAGTCGCGGACGGCTTTCCAAATAGTCTCTTGATCCACTTCCACATGGTTACTTCGCGTGACCTTTGGGCGGCGGGTTGACGGTGACGGTGGCTTGCTGCTTCACAAAGTCATAGCCGACCGTCACGCAGCCAGCCGCAAGAGCAGCCCAGCTCACGGCGAGGATCGCAACTGCAATGAGTTTTGTGACGCGGGCGTGGCTCATGGAGTCAGAGGCGGGCGGTCGAATCCTTCGCTACAATTAATCCCCAGCCCGCGAGTAGACTTGCGGCGACGAGACCGATGTCCGGCACTTGGCCGTTGGCCAGAAATTCGCGTCCGGCGGTGCTGAGTGAGGCGATGATTGTGAGCACTCCGAGGAGTGAGGTTTTCCAGTTTCTCATTTCTTTAGTTCTTTCTGTTTCTTTCTGATGTCGTGCAGGACGCTGATGAGCGTGGCCAGTCCGACCAAAATTCCGATGCAAAGACCTGCAATGCGCAGGGTTGTTTCAAGGTGTGGCAGCATAGAAAAGACTGACGATCCGATGGACGTAACGGTGCCGACCACACCCTTCTCGGTTGTCGTCATGTGGTAGTGCCACGCCGTCATAGCCACACCCTCCGTTGCTGGGTCGGCGTGACGGCGTAAACGGCCGCCGGATCTGGCCGGTCGTCAGTCACGCGCAGGTTAAGATGCCAGCCGTCCAAGACGGTGCTGACCGGATTCTCGGGGTCAGTCATGTCGGTGTCTGCAAGGACGCCAACCGGATCGAGCGCATAGCCCTCGCCGCTGGTCTTCCAGCCGTTCTCGGCGTCGTAGTAATCAGCCAGCACGGTTTGCGCCATGGCCTCGTTGGGGAACTTGTAGAGGTAGTCCTTCATGGCTTTAGGTTGTAAGCTGTTCCAGCAGCGTGTTGGTGAGGCGTTTGGGCCAGTAGGCGATCTTGCGGATGTGGCCGTTCAAGAACGCAGACCCTCCGCGGCTCCCTATTACCATTTGGCTCAAGCCTGTTGGCATGTTGCCCGACGTATCAGTGACGACCGTGGCTCCGTCCATGCTTGCGGCGAAATCATCCTGCTTGTATCCGGCGACAAACTTGTAAACCGTGCCCGCAACAGGCGCGATAACTGGGCTAACGCCAGCAATGCTCCCCACATTTACGCCGCCAACCCTTGCTCTCGCTGTGACGGCCGTTATTGCCAGTCTTTGGTCTAGCTGCTCGTTTTGTGTGCCGTTGTTGATTGCAAGAATCGTTGAGTCAAAGGCGACAGAGGTTGAAGACAGCTCCGAAAAGATGGTGCTTTCCACCTGATTATAAAACGAACTAATGGGCGTGACGACCGCACTATCCACTGCGCGTGTCGCGGCGGCGGTGGTCGTCGGAATGTAAGATGTGGCGAATGAGCCTTGCTCAAGCTGCGGGGCGGCGATGCGGAGGGTTATGTCGATGGTGGCGCCGTCGGCAACGCTTCCGATAATGCTCGATGTTACCCGAGCTGCGGTTGCTTCTGCCAATGCAGCAGAAACTGAATACCGCTGGAGGGTGGCCGTGGCAGAAGTGATTGCCACTGAATGGCTACTTAGTGCTGCGCCTGCGTCGGATCTTTCTGTTAAAACTAAACGCTCGTTTGTGATGTTTGAAAAACCGCCCGCAATTAGCGCGACATAGGCTGATGCCGACCAATTCTGCCCAGTGCTCGCCACGATTTGCGTCGTTGACTCAAACAAAACCTGTATAGAGCTGGCGCCGCCGCTCGTATTTGTTCCGCTAAATTTCAAGTCGATGTAGGCAAGTCCGTTAAGCGTGCCTGTCGCCACCACTTCGCGGTTAATTCCTGTGGCAGTAGATGCCGCCCAATTCGTCGGCAACGTCCCCGGCGCCCCAGCCACAGCCCCACCAGCCTGCGAGTTGCGGATGCTATTCGTCCGCGCCTCCTCAATGAGAAGGCCAAGCGAACTGCCAGTCGCGGAATGGTCAAAGCGCGGCGCATCATTGGCCGCCGTCTGCAAGACACCATCGGCATCAAAGAACGTCGCCCCGCTCGCCCGCGTGAAGGTGATGGCGGGGCCGGTGCCGTGGTCCAGCGTCTTCAGCGACGCGAAGTCACGCTGGAAGGACGGGAGGTCCGTCTGGTAGATCAGCTCGCGGTTAAGCAAGCCGCCTGAGAAGCCTTGGATCATTTGTTGTAGGCGATGACGCTGCCGCTGTGGAGCTGGAGCGCGGTGAAAAAGCCGAAGATGGTCAGGCCGGCGGGCACCTCGATGGCGCTGCCGAGGGCGGTGTTGGCCAGCCCGGTGACGTTGCCGGTGAGCGTGTGGAACTTGGTGTCGGTGACGGCTTGGATGGCCGACCACTCGCCGGTCGTGGCGGACGTGCCGCCGATGTATTGGGCGCCGGAGAGGCTGTTGGTGATGCGGTTGTTAGGGAAGCCCATGATGTTAGTTGAGAGTTGAGGGTTGAGGGTTGAGGGTTGAGGGTAGATTAGGGATGAGACTTGAGTTTGAGACTTGAGTGATGTTGGTGCGGCCGGAGGCCGGTGACGTTTTACTCAGGTTTCAAGTTTCAAGTTTCATCCTTCGTTGTTGTTAGTATTGGTTGACGCGGGCGGTCCACATGCTGGGTTGGCCCTGCTGGAAATAGTATTTGTCGCGCTGGGAGATCAGCTCGGACTCGGCCATCTGTTCCATGGCGAGTGCTTTGTCGAGCTGGCCGTCTTCGGTGAGGAGGTCGGAGGTCAGCATGAGGGCGACTGCTTTGGCGATGACGGCGGGCACTGTCGCGGTGAGGTTGCTTGCGCTGTATTCAGTCGGACGCACGCGGAAGTTGACCCAGACGGTGGTTGGCAGGTCGGTGCCTTGCGGGAAGCGCACGTTGTCGCCGAGGAGGGTGAAGCCAATCTGGCGGGGTGCAACGTGGGTCGCAGGGTTGTCTCTTAAAACGCCAAAGACCTCGCCCATGGCGGTCTGGCCGCTCTGCTCGTAGTCGATGTAATAGCCGTTCGTAGCATCGCCCTGCACGGTGCGGCTTTCGACTCGCATGAGTTCCGGCCAGTCCGCCCACTCCCAGCAGTCGGCAATGCGTTCGTTGGCGGCGGCGGTCATCATGGTTCTTGCGCCGGATGGGATGTTGGAGATATCCGAGCCGTCGTTGCCTGCGCGTTGCCATGCGCGGAGCAATATAGACTGTAAGGTGACTGTGCGCATTAGCTGTTGAGTGCGTTCATGGCCGACTGCACGGCGGCTTCAAAAGTGACGCTGGGATTCGGCCACGATGCTTGCGGCGCCGGATTGGCGGCGAACATGGTGAGGATCTGCTGTAGGTATGCTTCGACGGCGTCTAGCTCGGCGCAGGTTTTGCCTGCGGCGGTAAGGCTTTGGCGCAGATACAAAAGTGTGGGCTGGCGGTCGCCTGCGAGGCCGACACTGCGGAGGTGTTCTTCGGCGGTGACGGCGGGCGGCGGCGTAGCGATAAGCGCGCGGCTGGCGGCGTCCCAGATGAGGGTGCCGTTTTGCAGTCCTTCGCCCTGCTCGTCGGTGAGCGGGAGCGCGGTGATGCCTGCGGGCAACGGATCGGCGATGACGGTGCCGATGCTGACGGATTGGCCGGTCGTGGTGTTATAGAGGAGGTGCCAGTTTTGCATTTTAGCGGATTCCAATGAGAGTCATGTCGTAAGCGCCTGCGTTTGAAATGAGGTCATGCCTTACTGACAAACGTGTGCCAGAAGGAATGGCGGCGGTAATGAGCGAAGACGTGCGAGCCAAAAGGCCGACGGCTTCGGTAGTATTGTAAGTGGCGAATATAAAACCTCTGCTAATTTCCGAACCGCTGGCGCCAGTTCCCAAGCGGTATTCGACACGGTTATTCCCTATGGATGTCGAGCTTGCGCTCGGCACCATGACCACTGCTTTGTAGGCGTTGGCGGTTGATGCGGTGATTTGCACCCACGTTCCCGACGCGCCAGACATAGCGGTTCCTGCGCTGGTTGCCGTGGATGTTCCAATCACATCGACAGTGGTGGGAGCGTAGGCGTAATCACCCATGTCGAATGTAAATACGCGGACAGTGGCCGTTTTGCCGCCAGTGACCAAAGATTGAATGCGGGCCGACAAGCGCGTGCCGCTGGCAATTTTGATAGGCACAGAAAACGTCAGGGTGGCCGAAGAGGCGGCGTTGTTGTTTGCAGAGCCAACGGCGACATCGGGAATAATTGCCGTTTCCGCCCCGCTGGCACCGGTGCCGATATCAACAAGGGTCGCCGTGTCGGTGCTGGCCGAAACTATGCCCACGACTTCTACAATCAAAAATGAGGCGTTGGCTGACGTGCTGGCGACCAACTCAACCCAAGCGCCCTTGGTGTGCGCGGCGGTGTCGGCCGTAACGGTGACATCGCCTGAGTCGTTGATCGGCACTTGCGACATGTCCTCAAACCACGAACGGTTGCGGAAGAGCGGCGTGGCACCGAGATAGGCTTTTTGCAGGAGGGCCATGGCTTACGGATCGGTGATGAGATACAACGTGGCCGCGTCGGGACTTCCGATGGCGTTGTATTCGGCGGTGGTGAGGCTCACGATGTTGTTGACTACGTCGCTGCCGCTGCCTGCGGAGGTGTCGCTGACGACGTTGACGCCAGAGCGGTCGGCGGCCGTCAGCGTGCGGGTGGTCGAGGCGGAGATGCCGGAGAGTTGGAAAGCTAAATTTTTGGAGCTGTCGGCGTTGTCGTAGAGGAGGAAGTTGGCGTCGTTGAAGACATCCGGCAGAATGCCCGCGTAGGTCCAGTCAGTGGCGCGTGTTCCGGTGGTGGCAACGCGAATGTAGATGCCAGCGGGCTTGCGGCTGATGAGCCAAGTGCCTTCGGGTTCGCGGACGAGGTAGGCGCTGTCTACGGCTGGCGGGTTGGCGGTGGGCAATGCGCTGAAGTTTTGCACCTCGCCGTCGATATAGCTCGCGCCGCCGCCTCCACCGCTTCCGGTGAAGTCGAAGTTTCCTGTCAGCGGATTGAACTTAATGGCCATTAGCTGCGGGTCACTGTGGCGATCTTGGCGTCATCCGAGGACGGCGTGCCGCCAACATAGGTGAAGGTGAGCGTGGCAACTGTCTGGCTGCCTTCTTTGTAGACCACCGTGGAAAGATTGTTTGTCGTGGAGACGTAATTCAGCTCAACCGCGTTGTGCTGCGGAATATTTAGACCGGCGATGTTTCTGACGGAGACGTTGGGGTGCATACGTTAGGCGGCGGGTTGGGCGGTCATGCCGAGTTGGGCGTCCTGCTGCATCTTTTGCAGCGCGGGCTGGGCGCCGGTGCGGCCGATGACGGCGTTTTGCTGCTGCTGGAGCTGGAACTGGAAGGCTTGTGCTCTCGCGTCGATCATGCTGCGGAAGATTTCGTCTTGGGCGTAACGCTGCTGGACGGCGGGGTTGGACTGGATGATCGTCTGCAAGGTTTGCAGGCGGACTTGCGCGTTTTGACCGCCCTCCTTGAGCGGGGGTTCGGTGCCTGCGGCGATTTTGGCGAAGGCTGTTTGCTCGTCTTCCTGCTCGGCTGCGGTGGCGGCGCCGATGTCTTGCACCAAGAGGCCGGCGAGATTCGGGTCTACGGCTTGGAACATGTATTTAACAAGGCCGGCACGGTCGATGACGCCGAAGCTGTCGAGCGGGACCAGCACTTTGGCCAAGTAGTCGAGCTTTGCGCCGAGCGCTTCGTTGTCGAGGAGGCGCGCGTCAAACTCAGCGGTAATGTCGAAGCGGCCCCGGATGTCTTGGGGCGATGCGTTGAATGCCAACTGGGCATTGCCGGTGATGCGCGCGACCTCCTCGGGAGTCATATACTGTTGCGCCAGCGCCATGGTCTGCGCGATGCAGAGCTTCATGTCGATGAGCCAAGAGTCGATTAGCTCCTGCGTGTGGAGCATGTAGCGCTGCTGCGGGACGGCATCGCTGATGCGGCCAAAGTAATTGTCCACGTCCGCACGGGTGGCCGCTTCCACTTCGATGCTGCCCATGTCGGGGCGAGGTGGATTCATCCACTCGATCTCGCCGGGGCGCCTCTCGGGGATTTGCATGCCGGGGCCGAGGACGAGATCAAACTTGCCCCGGTTGGCCGGCACCTTGACGGGCGGAAGGATACTGATGCTGGCCCTGTCGGAGCGGAAGTCGCGCTGAATCTTGATTTCCTCCTGCGCGGTCTGCACCAGCTCGGGGATGCCACGGCTCTCTAGCAGAGGGCGGGTGGCGCGCTCGCGGGGGAGTTCGATAAAAGGATATTGTCCGTGGGCGTAGGGCAGCAGCTCATGCACAGCGACCTTGTCGGTGACATGGTAGCTAACCACGGAGCGGGTGACGCGGATGGCGTTGGTCTTGGGATCGTTCTCCTTGCGGTAGACATGCCATATTTCGCACATGTCACGGAGCTGTTCGTAGAGGAACTGATCGGTGCGGTGGATGTTGAGAGAGATGCGTTTGAGCTGGCCCTTGTGCTGCGAGGCGGCTTCGATCCATTCCTCGTCCCAGCCCTCGACTGCGCCGCGCTCGCGCAACTCCACTTCTGTGAGCAATTCTCTGCGGGCAACGAACGCGGCGCGCTGAAGGCTGAAGGTCTGAATGGGAAAGATGACATCCTCCCACGCTTCAAGCGCGGTCCACACCGGCTTGCTCTCAAAGACATAAGGCTCCTCCCACTGGACAAGGCCCTTGTCGCGGAACTCGCGGACCTTGGAGACTTTGCCCAACTCAGAGATGATCTGCCCCAAGAGTTCGGCGGCCGTCTCCTCTTGCAGCGGGTCCATGACCACTTCCAGCAGGGCGGCAAGGTTGGGGTCTTGCGACTGCTCCAACATCATCTGCGCGTCTTCGATGCTGAAAGACTTGATCTCGGTGCGGGTGTTCTGCACCCAGTCCACGGCCATGACAGCCAGCCCGTAGGTCTCGCGGAATTGGGCGGCGAGTTTTACTTCGCGGCGAAGGTCATCCAGACAGTGCTGGAACATAAGCCACTTCATCACGGCTTCGGCGGCGGCGCGTTTGTCCGCATCCATGGACTCCACCGGCTGGACTTGCACGCGGCTTTTGAAGAAGGCGTTACAAAGGAGGGCCGTGTTGTCCGAAATGATATTGTCCGCAAGCCGAACGCGAACATCGGATGCTCCGCTCCACGGCCACGGCTGCTTGCCTTGGGCGCCAGACCATTTGCGGCCATCCTCGCTTTGCCCCGGCCAGATACAGAATCGCGTGTTCCAGTTGCGCAGTTTGCGCTGAACGTATTGGCTGCCGTCCGCGTCGGCTTGGTCGATCTCGTAAAGGATCTTGGCGATGTCCTCGGGCTTGGGCGCTTTAATCATTAGATGAGGACAGTGGTTTTGCGGGGGGTATAAGGCACAACAGTCTCGGGGTTCTTTTTCTTGAACCAGTCGCGGAAGGCTTTGTCCTTCCAGCAGCCGGGTTCAGCCGCTTCCCAAGACCAATAAGCGTGGGCGTCAATGCTCATCTCCTTCTGGCCGATGCCTTCGATGGAGCATTGCTCCAAGCGTTGGCTGGCTTCGGCGATCTGGCGCTGGCGGGTGGCGGCGAGAACAGCATCGGCATTCCAGCCGGCTATTAACTCCTGCTTAACCGCTGCGGCCATTTCGTCCCCGAGATCGAGGACAAGTTCTGACCAGAGATTGTCTGACATCCTAACTGCTACGGCCCCATTGCTGGGGCCGCAGTGTGTTAAGACGCTTAGAGCGCGTTCAAGTCAACGATCTCAAGGAAGACCTCAAGTTCGCCGGTGTTGTGGTCCGCAAGGCTGTCGCCGGCAGTGCAAGCGAAGGCCGCTTGGATATACTTCGGCGAGGCGGTGGTGCCAGCCTCCATGACGTAAGGCGTCGTAGAGGGGTTGACCTTGTAGAACACTTCGGTGCCGCTCGGGTTCAGCTCTTGCGAGGTGATGAACTCGTCGGCGTCAGCCGAGGTGTCGTTGTGACCGATCTCCACCGTGGTGGTGATAGTCGCGGCGTCCGAGCTGTCGAACACGCTGACGAGGCGGGTGGCGGCGGATTTGACGGCCGTGCCAGCAACCACAGGGATGAGGTTAATGGTCTGGGCCGCGTCGGTGTCGGTCAGGTCGTTGTGGTCGAGGATGACCTTGTGGGTGTAGCCGAAGGCGGCTTTGGTTTCTGCGGGCAGTTCGTAGACTTTCATAGTTTTCGATTATTCCTTAATTGAAGTTGCTACTAGGAAGTCGCGGAGAACTTGCCGAGACCCTTGGGGTTCCAGCAAACCAACGCGGCAATCGCATCAACGAGGCCACGCGGTCCACCACCTTGGTCTTCCAATTCTTGGAAGCGGGGGCGGCGACCGTAGCGCGATTCGAGCATGTCGAAGTTGAGCAGGTAGCCACGGGCGGAGGAAACGGCAGCGGCTTGGTCTTTAGCGTTGAACAACGTCGGCACCAAGGTAATGGAGCCAAAATCGCCGATATACGCATCGACAGCATTGATGATCGTGCGGTCGTTCAGCGGGGCCGTGTATTGACGGGTGCTGAGAGCCGTGTTGCTGCCGCCACTGGTGTAGCGGGTGAACTCGCTGAAGCGCTTCTTGAGGTTCGGGCCGCAGACGAGGTCCATCGACTCGATGGTGCCGGTCTGCTCGTAAACGCTCTGAAGCACGGCGGCAACATCCGCTTCCGTAAGGTTGGCGGTTGTCGCGGAGCTGTTGACCGAGGCGGACGGAGTGCGGAACGCTGTGGGGACCGGGAGGTCCGTCTGCGCCGAGTTGTTGATCCAGTTGCCGAGACCGCGTGTTTTGAACGGGGTAACGCCGGCCTGCTCTTGCGACTCGTTGTCGGAGCAGAAGGCGGACTCCATGTCACGCTTGAGTTCGATCAACGCGCGAGAAACGCCGCGAGCCATCTCCTTTTTCTTGCCGACGCCAGCGATGTTATCGACGTTCTGGGCAAAGTCATCGACTTTGATGGAACGGCGGAACTTCTGGGCGCGGCCGGAAAGGAGGACGCGGTTTTTGGCCGGGTCATCAAACGTGGTGACATCGGCATTGGTGAGGACACCGTCGAACGACGGGTCATTATAGCTGTCGGCCTGCCAAGAGAAGACAGAGCCATTGGTGAGATCCGAGCCGGCTTTGATGCGGGAAGTGACGGGCGTGTTTTTCTGGTCAATAACAGAAATCACGTCAGCCAAGTCCTCGCGCAAACCCGTTGCAGGGTGCACTAAACCTTGAGAAGACATAGTATTATTAATTGATTATATTGTGGGTTATCCGATCAGTTCCCCCACCAAGTCCTCGATGTCCGACATGGACCCGCTTGATTTGAAGAACCGATTTTTCGCAGCCGTAGAGCTGCCTTTTGTGGCAGAGCGGGGCGCGCTAACGGGCTGGACGGGTGTGACGGTTTTCTCTTTCTTCGCGGACACAGTTTTCTTGGCCTTGTCTTTGGCAGCTTCGGTCTGCTGCTTGGCCATGAGGGCTTGCTCGCCGTAGAGGGCGAGGCCGATCCAGTATTCATGCTGGGGGATCTTGAGGAGGTCTGGCGCCTGCTTGATCGTGGCCTTGTAGGCTTGGTTGAGCGCGCTGCCCTCCTTGAAGATATCGGGGAACATGCTCTTGGCGGCTTGCACCGCCGGCTCACGCTGGGCCAACCATTCCTTACGAGCAGGAACGTGGATGGTCAGGATGTCGTCAGCTTTGACGAGATAGTCCTTAACCTCCGCTGCCTCGATGAACTTCTCAGAGCCATCGGGCTGCTTGATCGTGGTGCC